AATATCAAATATTATTACCCCATACTCAGTATTAATGTTAACAGTTATATTATTATTAATAATAGATAACAACCTAATATTATCAAAATTTACCGGGATTGGGTTAAGATTAAAGTCTGCTTTACCTAGACTGATACTAAATTTATCAGTATTATGTCTAGCTCTATCAGTCAGCTCTGCCATAATATTCCCATTATCTGTATAAAAATATAGTTTATTAGTTTCGGAAGCAAAAGTACTACCCTTAAAGACTTGCTGAATAATGTCTTTACTAATAGTAAATGTAATATCAAATTTAAATGAGTTTATTTTATCTAAGTTTAAACTTGGTTTAGATAAAAACCCTTCATCAAATAGATGATATTTAAACTTAATTCCGGATCCATTATATTCTATGTTATTAGAGTTTACCTGCAGTGTAATATCTTCAGATTGTATTGTGTCTATTACTCTATATAATTTTTTTAAATCTGGAATATTTAAAGTATCATTAAACCCGGTATCAGCTGTATATTCTGATTGCAATATTAGAGTATTATCAGCACTTGACGCGAGGCTAGATATTTTATCTGATGTTACCTCTAAGATTGAACTATCGCTTATTTTAGAATTACAATCTAAAAATTTTAGAAATTCATCCGGATTTTTTATTTGAAGCTTTTTTTCCATTATCTAATTTTAAACTAATTTGTTTTAATAGCAAATTTTGGTCTTTTAAGACTTTAATAATTTTATCAAGTTTTGAAAGCTCGGATAAATCTAATTCAAGTTGATTCGATTGTGGTACTGGTTCGGGTGCTACATGTGGTAGTTCCGGTAGTGCTAGTTGCTCAGCAGCCTGCGCAGGCGTTACCGTTGAAATTCCAACTGGCGGTGCCTGAACAGGTGCGGGGGGTGCTCCCATGGGGGGTGGTCCAGGAACATTAGGTTTAGAGTACTGCTCCTGAACCGGGAGTCTCGCAGCGTCTTCAAAAGATTGTTTAACATCGTGTGAACCGGGTTTTAAGTTACCAGCTTGGCCTACTATCATTTGATCTTGTTGATGCACTTGACCATACGTTTGACCCATAAACTGCAGTAGTTGTTTTTTTTCAGTTGGAGTCATTTTTAAAGATCTTTAAGAAGTTCGTCAATATCCTCTTCTACTGTATCTGTGGTCGCTGCTGCTGTCACTAAACTAGGCTCAGGTTGAACTTCACCTGGATAAACATCCGAACCACTCTCCGGTGTAACTACTGGAGCTGGTTCCGGTTCATCGGATTTGCAGTAATAATGCTCATTTAACATTTGCTTAAGTTCATCAAATGATTTAAGAGTAAATACCTCGGTTAAATCAAATACATTGTCATAAACTTCTTTTTGTTGATCCTCTGACAAATCAATCTTACCAGCGGTTGTAAATCTAGAAGAAACATATGTCGGATAATCACCTTGTTGTTCTACTTTAATCTTAAAGTTAACGCCATCAGGTCCGAGATCGAAAATACGAGGACCAAACTCTTCTGCATCTTCACCTTCAATAGCTTCAGTAATAATTTTTTGAAGCTGCTTACCATAACGAAGAAGTTTTACCTTGCCGTTATTATCTGAATTAGAGGGATCATCTACAACGTAAATATTTACTAACCACTTTTCAAGTCTACGAATAGCTCCCATTCTTTCTTTCTCTTCCTCGCTACCTGTTCGTAATACACGGAACCTTTCCTCAGCAATTGGATCACGTTCACCGAATGTCTGAGGGCTTAGCGTTTGAACATACTGACCGGTTGCATAAGATACCCAACCATGGTTATAATAATGGAAAAATGTTTTCGCCGGGTCTTTTGCAAATGGAAGCAATCTTACGGTGTAAGTATTACCTGGCTTTGTTGGCATAATTTCGTTGAATGTAGCCTGACTATTATTGTCTGCAGATGCAAGTGCATCTTTAATTGATTGAAACATGGAAGAATTAAACGTACTCATGTAATTATTATAAGAACTAAGAACTAAACTTCAAGAGCTTTTGCTCAATTATTTTTAGACCCTTAGTAGATTTGTTCTTAAGGTATTTGGAACTTATAAACTTTATACGTGTTTTGGCGTATAAATTATAAAAATCTTTAATAACAAACCCCAACGTACCGGGGGTATTTTTAACATTAGTATCCATGTTTAGAGCATGTAGCATATAAAAATTAATTTTATGGTCCTTTAAATGTATGAAGGGGTATGGGAGTGCTCCTAGGGGGTTATCACCAATATACACTTTATATTGTGCTAACGTTATTTGGTTGTCACAGCAGAAATCAAAAATAAACTTTAAACACTCCTTTAGTGTATTAATATTTTCTTCACCATCAGGATCTTGAACCTGTTTGTCTCTACAAAATAAAGAATAACATTTTATTGCTTTCCTCGTATTAAAAAAGGGTAGGTCAAAGTAATTATCGGCTCCATAGATCTTATACGGTGCAATAAAAAAGTCACTATAGTTGATATGGTTATATTTTGATAAAAGTAAATTAAGCTTTTTTAGAGCGACAGTATCAATGTCGTTTATGTTATCAAAATTTTGTCGGAGTCTGACTGGCTTATTTTTAACCTTACGAGAAGCATACAGATAACTGTTGTAAATTGACTTCTCCTTTTCTGTAATCATAACCTAATATTAGAATTGGCATTCAGGAACTTTGTAACATATTTTGACTTAGTTATTGAAGGCTCAAAATCTATAAATAGTTTAACTACATCATAGTTAGTTTCAATCGTTAAAAGGTCTTTTAAAATTCTTCTTAATTTTTTTTCCTGAAGAACTAATATAAAAATATTTTGAAGGGAGAGTTTTTTACCTTTAAGAAGTGAGCAAAACGTACAAAAGCAGAGTAACAGGTGCTCCGTTTCTTCACGGATTAACATACTTGATGGAGCAGGTGAAATGTTGTTTATTTGCATGGGTTAAATTTTTTGGTTAAATCTGCAAATCGATCGGTAAGTCTACCGCCGGCTGCAGCTGCAGATCCGCCACCTTCGCATAAAGTTCTTGCTAGAACACTTACATCTGCTTTACTTTTTTTAGATCTTCTAAAAGATACAGTATGACTTTTAAGGTTGATTACTATACCTATATCAGCTTTATGCTTTTTAATAAAATACTGCGCTACTTCATTTACAGCATAATCAGCAAACACTGCGATTATTTTATTACCTTTTATATTACCGTTATAAGTTTCCGCAGACTCTATTTGCGCTTTAAATTTCTTTAAATACAATCTTATGGCATTTTTTTCATGTATAGTAAATTGTCTATAACCTTCTTCGAATGCTTTTATAAAATTTTCTACTCTTGGAGCGTTTAATGTCCAAAAAACAGCATTAAGCTTTAAACTATCTTTAAATTGTAGATTATAACAATCATAATCATCTACTAATACGAAAAGGTCTTCATGTTTACTTGTTAATTTTAGATGCTTTGCAAACCGTCTTTTTATTAATCTTACACAAGATGTCTCCACTTCAATTATAACTTTTGCATTATAGTATAGATGAGCGTTTTCAACATGTTGTTTGTGGTGATCTATAACTACCACTTTATCTATATCCACCATCTGTATATCCTCTTCCTTTAAGTCTAAATCTAAGATATATATAGCGTCATAATGGCCGAGGGTATCTTTAGCTGCTTTAAATTTACCAGCTAGTGTGAGTTCAGTAACTTCATGTATTGTAAGTTTTGTGGCTTTTGTACCGTAAAGCTTTTTTATTAGTAGAGCTGAAGCAGCCCCATCTAAATCATTATCGGTCCATATTAAAATGTTCACTTCTAATATTTATAAGGAACATTTTATGTTGCAAGACCGGCTAAAGTATTAAGAGTGTTATCATCATCTTCAAATTCCATGTCATCTGCTTGATCTATAGTAAGAGTGGAGTAATCAATACGCATTGCTTGGGTACTACCCCGCGGTCCATATCTATTCTTCATCATCCCCAATCTTATAATGTTTAGCTCTCTATCTTCTTCATTTTGATAAATGGACACGATGACATCAGCTGTAGCCGCTAATCCAATAGATTCCGAAATGGTTGCCAATTCCGGATTATCTTGGTCAAACCCAGATCTATTTAACTGGGTAGCAGATATAATTGGACAATTAAATGAATAACTCATAGCGCGAACCTGCTCAGTTGCATGTTTTATTCTTTCATATGAATTATTACCCGTAGTACAATGCATAAGATTCAAATAATCTAACACTATAGCATCAAGTTTAATACCATTGTCTTGAAATTTATTAATAAATGCCTTTAACTGATTAGGTGTAATGGTAGCGGGTGGAAATTCTTTAATAAAAATCTTACCCTTCTCATCTTTTACTACATCTCTAATAGTTGAAGAGTTTTGTTTCAGCTCTTTCATCGGTATCTTAGTAACATTTGTACATATTCGACGGGCGTATAAGAGTTCAGACATTTCCAACGTGACTAAAAGCACATTTTTACCTTGTTTAGCTATATTGTGTGCAATATTACCTAAGAATATAGATTTACCAATATTTGTTTCTCCGGCGAACACATACAATGATTTCCCTGCTTCTAAAAACCCACCTCCCAAACAATTATCCAACCATTCCCAATTTGACGGTATATGTCTCTCTACTGAATTTATATCATCAATTAAAAGCTGAACATTATCATATAAATTTAAACCAAGGTCTGTAACTAAATTTATATTACAAGATTTTTCAAACTTATCTAAAATTTCAGATGTATCTACTTCACCGGTGGATACATCTGATGCTACATTTAGCATAGTATGATAAACAGCTTTCTCTTTTAAGAATTGCTCTGTATTATCATACAGCTCTTCTTTATCTAAATTTTTATCTATATCATTAAAGGAATGTACTAGTTGCTTGAACGATTCCTTTTGCTCATCGGAAACTAAATGTGATTTAATTTCTGTAACAGTTGGTAGTTTATTTCGCCTATCTACAAAGTCTCGAACAATAGCAAAAATACTTGCTATCGCTTTATTTTGAAAATATTCTGGCTTTACAAAGTCCGCTACTGATGCAAGATATGTTCCATCGGTTAACGATTTATAAATTAGAACATTTTCAAAATAATCTAAATCTAACTTACTCACAACTAATGGTATAATAATTTATTTGGTTTTCCACTTGTCTAAAAACCACTCTTGGCCTTTATTAAATTCATCTGTAAATGACGTAAGACCAGGTGAATTATGTGTAATTAAAATATCACCGACACCTAATTTAAATCCTGCTTTATGACATTGCATAGAATAATCTAAATCGTAAAAATGCCATTTAGATGGGCATGTTTCATCAAAGCGTATTTTTTTAAACACGCGTTTATGTATAGCTAGAAAAACACCATCAAGTAGAACAACACGCTTTGGGTATTCACCAAAAGCTGTCATATGTTTGTGGTTTTCATCACCATGCGCTACTGCCCCATGTAAATTTCCAGAACCAAACCCACCGCCCATTAAGTGCCATAGCGCGGGTAGCTTTAAATTTACTTCAGTTGTACCAGCACAGCCTACTACATCAAATTTCTTAAACAATTTATCTAATTTATGTTCTGAATAACTTTCTAATATTACATCATCATGAACTAATACTAAACGTTCTACGTCTTCCTGCAGTGCAAAATCAATAGCCTTATTATATACCTTATGAAGAGATTGTTTATTATTTTCTTTAATAACAATCTGCTCAGCTTTAGTAGTTTTAAACAGTGTTGTGTCAGCTTCTTTACCTGCAGACGCAGAAAATATCATTGTTTTTATCATATGAATGAAAATGGGGATACAAAATCAAAAGTACCAGCTTTATTCCACTTTTTAGTTTTTTTATTTAATTTTAAAATAGTACCTTCAGGTACTGGGTTTAAGTTTGAACCTGGCATGGATGAATAATAACCACCGGCTTTAGAATAATGTAATATAGATCCACTTCTAGCTAAGTATACATCGTTGGAATTACAATCTAAAATACTTAATGCGTAAGTACCTTCTAAAAGCTTTAATGTATTTTTTATTATTTTAACAGGTTTTATTTTTTTCTCCTTAGCGATAGCAAGTTGGGTAAAGTATTCTAATAGGTGAACTATTACAGCTGTATCAACAGGGTTTTCTAGAAAACTACAATACCTTCTTTTAAGCTTGTCATGGTTGGTTAACACTCCGTTATGACTAACCAACCATGATAAAGATTCAAACGGATGTGATGTACCATACAACCAAGTCCTCTTTGCAGATGTCGGCGCTTGAACATGTCCTAAGTAATACAACGTATCATCAATATAATTAAACTTATCAAAGTCAATACCACCGCTCTTTTTAAAAACATGCTGATCATTTTCTGTTAACCCAACAACACTAGAAGCAAAGGTACCTCTTTGCTTATTAGCTTCATACAATATTTCAAAAATACTTGGTTTTACACCACCAAAAATTGCGCACATATATAATATAATAGTATATTATAGCTCCTTTTCAATAGTGCTTTCTATTTCCCAAGGGAATTTAAAACCCTCTTCCCACATATATGAATAATCAATATAACGGTTATACGGGCCATCGGGACCATCGTCCCTTATTTTTTCATCTAAGCGTCGCATTCTAAGTATCCAGGGGGAAGGTGGGGCGATGCGTTCGCGATGCTCTTTTGGGATCCTCCAAGATAAATCAACATGACCGTATCTCTTATCTCTAGATAGCGCAGAATCCGGGTAATCTACACCATCAACTGTATACCACTTTTTTTTCTTCTTTTTAGTTTTTTCAATCCCCAAGTCTTTAAGTGTTTTTCTACCCAGTCCTTTTACCTTAAAGAGATCATCATTATTTCTAAAGGGTCTAAACCCCAGAATACGCCCAGCTGTAGT